GCTTACACATATCCACACACTTATTGAATCGTATTAGCGCTCATGGCCTAATACCCATGACCGCTAATGCGCCAGATACTTAGTTCTATTTACTAACTTGACGCCTAACACCGTCATTTTATTTTATAAGAACTATTTTATTTCTAAGCCTTTACTAGATTTTCGGCTTGTAAGAAACAAAATCTAACCTATATGTTTTATATTGTAAAAGAGTTTTGCGTAATAATATGCAATTGTACTCTTCGTAGCTAAACAATTGTCCCAGTAGCTATATATAACACCCTAAAACTTAAAAATGTTATATATGTCGAACTGATAGTCCCCGGACTTAATACCAACTTTAAATACTTTAAATTTGTTACCCTTGTCGTTCAGTGTTGTTTATATTTGTTTCTTCAGTTAAGGTAAAAGTAAAATGTACTTACATTTATAATATTGCAATAAAGTATAATATTAGTTCAGCAGTGCGAGCAGAAAACTCACGAAATTTAGTAGGAGTTTAATGTCGACGGCTGTGTTCTTTATTATTATATTTAGCAATGAGGATTCTTAAGGAATCTAATTGCGTATTGCATGAATAAATGCTAATAACCAAATGAAATTTTCTTAATTAGATGGACCTTCGTTAGAAATTCTATTGATTTGTTACTTGAGAGGTAACATTTCGATGTAGAATTTCCGAAAAAGGATTAGCCCATCAAAGGGAGGGATATCACATGTCCCGATACGCCCTGGCTGACGAAGCCAATTGGATATCACATCTCGTATAAATGCAGAAATGCGGCAGTTTGGTTTTACTCGACCATACTGCTTTTCAACCGAGTAGCTATAAATACAAATTTTAGAAAACTTTTACGATTTTTAAGAAGAAATCGCGTTCATGTAGCTAGCGTTATCGCTGAGCTTGAAGACAATATTGTCACTTTTTTATTTGAAGATGATAATATTAATTATAATAGTGATCAATTAATCTATAGATATGATTTAATCCAGAATTTAACTTATAACTGGAATAGTAATATGGAATATCAAAGAGATTTAACTAGAGAATGTATCGAATCAAATCCTGGACCAGTTTCAGTAGATACACGAGATCTCTATTTTGCAAGTTATAATATGTTCAATGAATTAGAAGATTATAGTGATATTATTGAACAAGAAACAATTGAATATATTTTTGACTTTTCTTACCCAACTTTCTCAGACGATGACGATTGTCTCGAATGGGAATGTTCTAGTGATGCATTTGATTATGAATATTTAGAAGAAATGCAAGCTAGTGAAACTTCATCCTCTGATTCATCAGATAGTAGTGAAGTTTCTTCGGATAGTTCTGTAGGCACATCCTCAACTGTAGATAGTGGAAACACATGGTGTTCACATGAAGATTACAGTGATGAGGAGGATGAAAGCCTACGAGAATGGTATCAAGCACAAGATGTTAAATTCTTTATATTATCTCAAAATTCTGAGATAATTGAAAGATGTAATGATTACATCTCCTTATATTTTGCAAGGAGATGGTATGAGCATAATGATACAGAAATTGATTTTATTTTATCGGAACTTCGAAGAAGTGAGATTATAATAGAATCTCTAGGTGGTTGGGTCAAAGACCTAACCGATGAAGGTATTGAACCTAATCCAGGAC